AATTATGTTCAGGTTGGAGTTGGCTCTACTGCTCTTATTGTTAATGGTGACGCAAGAGTTACTGGTATTCTAACTGTTGGTTCTTCATCAGTTACGATTGATGGTATCAACAATAAAATTAATGTTGGCACTGGACTTACCATAACTAATGGTATTGTTGCAACTGGTGTTATCACTGCAACAAGTTTTGTTGGTGATGGCTCTGGATTAACTGGAGCAGGTTCTACAGTTGTTGATGACACAAGCACTAATCAAACTTTGTATCCAGTATTAACTGCACAAACTTCAGGAACAATTACAGCATCGAAAGTTTCGACTACTAAGTTATCGTTCAATCCTTCTACTGGTGTTATATCTGCAACAACATTTAATGGAAATATTACTGGTACTGCAGCAACATTTACTGGAAATGTTTCTATTGCAGGAACCTTAACTTATGAAGACGTAACCAATGTTGATTCTATTGGTATTGTAACAGCTCGTTCTGGTGTTCAAGTTACTGGTGGCAATCTCTTAGTCGGTTCTACAAGTGCTACAGGAACAGCATCACAACCACTTCAAGTAACTGGTGGTGCTTATGTTTCTGGTAATCTTGGAGTTGGATTAACAAATCCAGGACAAAAACTAGATGTATCAGGTTCCATAAGAGCATCATCACAATTAATTTCTACAGTAGCAACAGGAACTGCACCACTTACAGTTTCTTCAACGACTGTAGTAAGCAACTTAAATGCTGACTTGCTTGATGGGTATAATGTGGGAACATCAGGCGCAACTATTCCTCTTATGAATGGTTCTAATACTTGGAGTGCTGCTCAAACTTTTACTGCAAATTTATCATTCAACACAACAGCAGCAGAAAGAGTTATAATTTTTAATAATGGAACAACTAATGTCTATTTTTATGGACAAACAGTTGCTGCTGGCGGAAATCAAGGTATGTATGATGGCACCAATGGGAGAGGTGTTTGGTATTATTCTCCTTCTGGAGCATCTTTTAATCCACAAATTGATACTAATGTTACTGGTGCAATTACAGCAACATCAAACATCACTGCATATTCATCAGACCGTAGATTAAAAGAAAACTTCAAACATATTGAAACTCCATTAGATAAAATACAGAAACTGAATGGATATACTTTTGATTGGAATGAGAAATCAAAAGAACTAGGATTCACTCCAAAACACGAAACAAATGACATTGGTTTGATTGCACAAGAAGTTCAAGAAGTTCTTCCTCAAGCGGTAGCACCAGCACCATTTGACCAAGATTGGAATGGAGAACAAAATATATCAAAATCAGGAGAAAACTACCTTACTATTCAATATGAAAGATTAGTTCCACTTCTTGTCGAAGCAATCAAAGAGCAGCAAGAGCAAATAAATACACTTAAAGAAGAAATTAATAACTTGAAAAAATGATAAACTATACTTGGAAAATACATTCGCTTACAAAGAGAACTATAAATACTATTGATAGTGTAGTATTCACGGTTGTATGGGAAAAATTTGGTATTGATGAGGATGGTTATACTGGTTCCGTAAAGGCAGCAGCAAACTTTAATATCGAAGATATTGATGAGAGCTCTTTTGTACCTTATGAGCAATTAACGGAAGAAATTCTGATTAATTGGGTGAAAGATTTTATTAATGAAGATTCAGTAAATCAAGGTATTGAAGCAGAAATAGAGAAAGCAAAGTCTAATTGGATTCAAATAAATGATGGCGAGTTTCCTTGGAATGTAGTGGAGGAATAATAGATGGTACTTCCAACAGGTACTATTTCAATGAGCCAAGTCAATACAGAACTTGGCATCAGTCCATCAGCAACTACTATCTCGCTTAATCAAGCAAACGTAAGAGCACTGGCGGGTGTTCCTAGTGGTACTATCTCAATGGATAACTTGAGAGGTAAGAGTGCTGTACAAATATCGTACTATCCAACAGCAAACCAAGGAAATGTAACTACTGTACCTAAATCTAGTGGATTTAGTGTCAGCACTGCTGGGCAATACGTTATGACAGTTAATGCTCCATTTAGTGCCCCATTTATTATGTGGGGAGCTGGTGGATCTAGAGGTAATGATAATGTGTCTGGTGGTGGTGGAGCTGGAGGATCATCTTCAGGAACTTTAACTTTATCTCCAGGAACAAATTATGTATTTGTTGTTGGAGGAAGTGCTGCACAAACTCAATTTGCATCACCATTTGGTTCTGGTGGTCCCGGTGGAGGTCCAGATGCCTTTGGTGGTGCTGGTGGTGGATATACGGGATTATTTGTATCTTCAATTTCACAACCAAATGCAAGAATAATGGCAGGTGGTGGTGGGGGTGGAAACGGAACTGATGCCGGTAACCAACCACCAACACATATCGGCGGTGCTGGAGGAGGAACTTCGGGACAATCTGCGCCTGGAAGTGGTGGTGGTGGGGGTGGACAATCAATACCAGGTTCGTTTACCGGAGGAACTGGTGTAACTAGAGGTATTAATCAAGGTTCTGGAGGCGGCGGAGGAGGAGGATTTAATGGTGGTGGCGGCGGCAACAAGGGGGGAAATGGTACTGCAGGTCAATCTGGACGTGCCGGCGGTGGAGGTTCTGGATATATTCATCCAAGTGTTACTGGAGGCTCGACAACTGGTGGAACCGGAACAACTGCAGGAAATCCTACATCGCCATACAGAGGAACTTCTGGAAATCCCGGTACTTCGGGACTATTTGTTCTTATTGGTTCTTAAAAAATATTATATATTTCATTAAAAAACATAAATACCTAAAAACATTATGAAATATACTTGGAGAATACATTCTTTAACAAAAGAAACTAGAAATTCAATTGATGACGTAGTTGTTGAAGTTCTCTGGGAAAAAATTGGTGTTGATTCAATAGACTATCATAAAGGCTCGGTAAAAAGAAAAACAGAATTTACCGAAGAACAACTTAAACCAAATTCTTTTATTCCATATTCTGATCTAAAAAAGCAGGACATAATTAATTGGATTAAATCTGTAGTAAATGAAGAGCAAATAAATAATCAAATCGAGATTGAAATTAATAAATCAAGAGTGAACCGAGTGTTGGTCAAAGAAGAAGATTTTCCCTGGAACAAGAAGGAGAAATAACATATGGTTTTACCATCAGCACCTGCTTCAATTTCAATGAGCCAGGTAAACACTGAACTTAGTAATCCTTCAACATCCACTATTTCATTAAATGATAGTGGAGTAAGAAACTTAGCAGGTTCTCCTTTTTCAACACCAGCAACGACAATCTCAATGAATGATTTGAGAGGTAAAAGTGCTGGATTAACTGCAACAGGAGGTACAACATCTACTCCTGGTGATGGCTATAGATATCATATTTTTGATACAACAGATACTTTCAGTGTTAGTTCAGCACCACCAACTCGTAATACAGTTGAGTATTTTGTGGTTGCAGGCGGTGGTGGTGGAGCAGCTGCTCCTGGTGTTGCTGCAGGTGGTGGTGGAGGTGCTGGTGGATTTAGAACTGGAACTGGATTCCCAATCACAGCAACAAACTATCCAATTACAGTAGGACCTGGTGGTGGTTCTAGTGGAAATGGAAGTCCATCAATATTCTCTACAATTACATCAACTGGTGGGGGTGCTGGTGGTTCTCCTGGTGGTTCTGGTGGTGGTGGATTTTCCCCTGGTGGTAGTGTAGGTTCCGGAACTCCTGGACAAGGAAACGCTGGTGGAGCTCAATCAGTTCCAAACCCAAATGTAAGAAGTGGTGGAGGTGGCGGAGGTTCTGGATCTACTGGAGGTGCTGCAGGAACTACTGCTGGTAATGGAGGACCTGGCTCACCAGTAGGATGGACTGTCGGTGGAGGAACTTATTCTGGCGGTGGTGGTGGAGGTTCAATGGTGTACTTCCCATACCCACCGGGAACTTATGGGCCTGGTGGTGGTGGTCCTGGTGGTGGTGGTCCTGGAGGAAGATATTCGTTTGCATTTCCAGGCGTTCCAGTCACAAGAACTCTTGCCGGTAATGGTACAATAAATACTGGCGGTGCTGGTGGTGGTGGAGCAAACAACCCAGGACAGGGTGGATTTACTACTATGGATGGAGGTTCTGGTGGTAGAGGAAGAGTTGGTATTCGTTACTTATACCCATAAAAACAATGGCAAATTTCGCAAAGATAATCAACAATAATATAGTTGAAAGATTAGTTGCAGTATCTGACGACGAACTAATTGATGAAAATGGACAAGAGAATGAAGTTCTTGGTATTGCATTTTTGAAAGAACTTTTTGGGTATGATACTGAATGGGTTCAAACTTCTTATAATAATAATTTTAGAAGCAAGTTTGCTTGTATTGGAGATACTTATGATAGAACTAGAGATGCATTTATATCACCAAAACCAGAAACTAATCCTTCATGGGTGTTAAATGAACAATCCCTAAGATGGGAACCACCCATTCCTATTCCAGTTGAAGAAGGATTCTATTTCTTATGGAATGAAGAAACTCAAACATGGAATAAATATTCAATTCCAGAACCAGGTCCAATAACACAAACTTTTGAATGGGATGAAGTAAATCAAGTATTAATTGTGAGAGATATCGATGAAGAAACTACTACGTAAACTATTTTCAAAACCATATACTTGCTGTCTAGAAATGCATAATGAACTAGGATGCTATTGTTCTGTGGAGCATCCATGCCCACCAGCAGGAGAAGATGGAGCTGTAGAATTTTTTGACAAGTATCATTTCATGATTGTTCATCAAATTGCTCATAAGGCAAACGAAGAAATTATTCAGGATTTGATTTCAATTCTTGGACCAAGAAAAGCAAGAGTTCAATTTGCCGGAAAAAGAATTTACTTCAATGACCGCAGGTATATTGATTTACCTCATGATGGTATCTTTGTTTACGACGAAAACAAAATCGATATGACAGTCTAAAAACTGTCCTAGACCCCTCCAGAATCGCCTGTGAGGGGTCTTATAGTGTCTGAGCAACCACAGACACCTATGAAGTATTCAAGTCTAGATCGTCTGATTTTTGTTGGTTCCTTTGTGTGGTTCATTCACTGGACAACAAAAGTTTCTGCAGCTCTTTTGAACTTTGTATTCTGATGCTTTCATTATACACTAGTGGATACAATTACAGCAAGAAACGCTGTGAAAAAATTGTAAATTGGTTTATTCAAAAAGAACTTCCGCGTTACAAATTGGAAGTCTCTGTCAATCATCGCGGAATGTTGCGTGATGGAGTTTATGGATGGGTTGGTGTGACTGATTGTGACCATAGACCTCGGGCATTTGAGATCGAGATGCATAATCGATTGTCACTAGAACACTATACAATTGTATTACTTCACGAGTTGTGGCACATTAATCAGCACGTTAAGGGTGCTCTTCGAGATAAGTATGGTAAGAGACATTGGAGGGGTATTGATCATTCTCATCTGGACTATTCTGATCAACCGTGGGAACAACAATCTTTCATAATGGAAAAAGTGCTCTACGAGGAATATCTAAACTACTTGACAGATACCCAACAATCCCTCTAGAATACCTTTGTTGGGTTTGAAGACAAGTTGGCTAAATATTTCTTTAAGAATCTTATGAAAACTGTTGAACGTCATCGATACAATAGAAAGGATATTATAGAGACTCGTAGATTATCCTTTGAACCTTATCGATACTCTGAAAACAACCTAAGTCTGGTGATGGGGTTGATTAAACGCAATCTCACACCAGATCTTTTGACACCTAGGTATCGTCCAGAAAATAAAACAAATCCAATGTATGGATATTGCTATCCATCTACACAAGCATTGTTCTACTTGATGGATACTGATTTATTAGTTCCAATGGTTGGAACTGATTATCGTAATGAGTATCATTGGTGGTTACAAGATGGTAAGAAAATTTATGATTTAACTGCTGAACAATACTATTCAGTCGGTAAAATTCCACCTTATCATAATGGAAAGAAAGGTAAATGGTATGGATGGGGACAGAGACCACAACAAAGATCATTGGATTTGATTGTACGAGTTCTTGGAAGTAATGTGACGGATGAACAAGTGGCACATACAGGTTGACATTCCCACTCAGATGTCTTATATTACTTGAGTCGGTGAGGGAGGGAAACCAACCAATCTGACGGTTCCGCTGCCTTAAAGCGTGTTTACCTTACTTTCATTTTGTCATTATGACTACCGTTTCTTTTGCCGACAATCAAGTCGGTTCTTATTCTCAGAAAGTTTCTGGTCTCAAACTTCTTGAAGATCCTAAATTTTCTAAACTTTTTAAAATGGTCGAAGATAATAAAGACCAAGTTGCAGTAATCTATCCCGAAGGAGAATGTGCTCTTTCTGTAGAAGATTTTGTTCAGAAACAAAAAGAACAGACTGAAGAAAAGAAAACTTTCTCTGTTGCAGTTCCTGCCAACCTTATTGAGTATGCACAGGGACAGATTCGTTTGATTCAACCTGATTTTTGTGAAGAAAACTTCAAAAACTATAAGTTTAAAGTTAATTTTCAAGAATCCGAAACTCCTGTTTTTATCTTTGACGAAAGAACTGGTAAGTTTCAAGTAACCAAAAAGCAGCACACTACGATGCAGGCATTGGCTATTGCCGCTTCAACTGACCTTACTATGACTATTAGAGGTCGTGTGGTTGCTTTTAACTCGAACGTTCCTAAAAAAACTCGTGAACTGGAAGCTTCTAATATTTTCTATCGGGAAGTTAAGTCGATTAACACTACCAAAGATTGGGAAAAGTTGGAGCACCGTTGTCAACTTGGTGAGCAAAGTGCTCTGAATACTCGTGCTTTCTATCTGAGTATTCCTTATCTTACTTGGCAACCCGTTTCGCACGAATTTCCTCTTGTTTCTGGTGCAAAATGCTGCATCACGAAGGTTCGTGAGATCGAACGCCTTGTAGGATGGGCAAACAACGACGATCGTCCGAATGTTCTTACGAAGATTGTAAAAACTCTTTCCGAAGAAATCAATTGGGATAAAGAGTCTGATTCTAAAGAAATCTCTGCATACCTGATCAAGGCACTTTACAACTTTGATAAGGTCGTTGTACCTATCTATGAGGAAAAGACTGGTAAAACCTTTGATACTTGTGACTTTATCGTAGGTTACTTCAAGAACAAGGTTCGTAAACAGTCTATGGTGATTGGCAGCACTAAAGATACTAAGGGTGCTTGGCTTCAAGTTCTTCAAGTATGCAATCGTGTCAACAATTATATGACTTGTGAAGGAATTGTTGAGGAAGCTTTCTTTACTTCCAAAAACAAGGACTTTGTGAATGCAATCACTAATCTTTGCAATTCTAATCGTAAAAAAGGTAATCTGACTCCTGAAAAGGAAATCAAAGGTCAAATTGTCGCTCGCTGCGATTCTTTCTGAACCAGTTTCTAAACTGTCACACTGGACTCCTGCGGGGGTCCTTTTTCCGTTATAATATTCCCATATTCAACTGATGAGACCTGTGTTCCAACTGCGTCCTCACCAACAAAAAGCACTTGACGCTCTTGCTAAGTATCTGAAAGGTATCTGTGTGTTTCCCACTGGTGGTGGTAAGACCAATGTGGGTATCTTTGATGCAATGCGTGTGTTTCAATCTGAAACTCCTAAGACTGTTGTAGTTGTTGCTCCTCGCATTCTGCTTGCTGAGCAGCTGTCTTCTGAGTACCTTGAGTTTATCACTAACGTTGCTGTTCTGCACGTTCACAGTGGTGAGACTCATCACTTCAGCACCACGAAACCCTCTGAGATTCAGCACTGGAATCAAATTGTGACTTGTGCATTCAATCCTGATGCTCCCAAACACAAACTGATCTTCACCACTTACAACTCTCTTGGTCAACTTGCCAAGGCAGGAATTGATGTAGATACGATTTACTTCGATGAGGCACACAACAGCGTTCAACGCCACTTCTTTCCTGCTGTTGAGTATTTCAGTCAGGAAGCAAAGCGTTGCTACTTCTTCACTGCAACTCCTAAGTATTCTGCCACCATCTCCAAGCCTGGTATGAATCTGACCGAAGTCTATGGTCAGATCATTGCCAAAGTTCCTGCTCCTGAACTTGTGAATGGTGGTTACATCATTCCTCCTAAGGTTGTTGCTAAGCAACTGCAGATGGTTCAGAAAGGTGACAACATCGCTCAGCGTGACCGTGACAATCTTCTGGAAGTTCTGGAGGAGAATCCTGTCAACAAGATTCTGATTTGTGCCAAGGCAACCAAGCACATCATCAATCTGCTGTCTGAGACTGACTTTGCTCACGTTCTTGCTCTGCAAGGTTATTCTGTGATGCACATTACTTCTAAGCACGGTGCATTCATCGACGGTAACAAAGTGAACCGTGAGGTGTTCTTTGACACTCTGAATGCCTGGGGTCGCAATCCTGACAAGAAGTTTGTGGTTCTTCATCACAGCATTCTTGCTGAGGGTATCAACATCGCTGCACTGGAGGCAGTGGTCTTTATGCGCGATATGGACATTGTTGGTATCGGTCAGACTGTTGGCCGTACTCTTCGTCTGCATCCTGATGATGCTGCTGGTATTAGTAACGGTCAGATTGCTGCTGGTAACCTGCAGGAATACACCAAATCTTATGGTCTGGTGATCTGCCCTGTGTTCTCCAAGTCTACTGCCAACGCTGCAAAGAAGATCCAGAATGTTGTGGACATTATCTTTGAGCAGGGCGATGTTGCTGTTTCTACCATTCGGAGGTGATTATGAGGGGTGAATGGTGTTGCTTTGAGAATCACTTCAGTGCATCTGATTGTCAGATTATTCTAGAAAGGTCTAAAAATCTACCCCTGAGTGACGGTGCTCTGGGAGTAGATGGCATTCCTGCAAACGAAAAGATCAGAAAAAGCAAAGTTAAATGGTTGGAGGTCGAACAATTTCAAGATGTATTCGCTGAAATGTGGAAAATTGCGAAGAAGGCCAATGATTACTGGTTTGGATTTGACCTTAAGGTTCTCAAACTGATGCAACTTGCAGAGTACAACTCCGAATATAAAGGTAAGTACAGTAAGCATCAAGATGTATTCTGGGTCAATCCAACGCCCTACCATCGTAAACTGACGTGTGTGCTACAATTGACAGATCCCACCCAATACACTGGAGGAGAGTTGGAACTCTTTGACTGTGATGTGATTCCTGATCAGAACGCTCTACGTTCTCAGGGAACTGTTATCTGCTTTCCGTCGTTCAAGTATCATCAGGTGAATCCAGTTACCTCTGGTGTTCGCCATAGTCTAACCTGCTGGTTTGAGGGACCTAAGTGGCAATGAAAGATTGGAAACCCTACTGTGAGACTGCCTATCACGGTCTCCGCTGCAACCTGGGGAACTGGGGGAAACCCGAGTTCGCCCGACCCATCACCCGCATCTACTATTTTGGCGTTTTTGACGCGGGGAACCCGAATCCAACGGGGTTTATCACGGAGAATGCACTTAAAAACAAAGAAAAAAGGGGGAAAACGGTCTTAGATCACTGCTTATCACCCCAATTTATCTGCAGAATGATACTGGACAACCCAGAAACCCATCTTTCTTCGCTTGAGGCATTCCAGAGGGTCTACTGGTACTCCACCCGCACCATCGTGGTCACTCAGGAGGAAAATGAAGCTCTTTCGGCACTAACTTCCAATGATGGTAACACTTATCAGGTCAAAGTTCCCACTAATTTGAAGTACAATTATTTGGGAATCAAATTGTATCAGAGACCTGAAGGTAAAACACGTTGGAACCTTGCAGAAGAAGTCCAGTCTAATATACTGGACGTACCACAAGAACTATTGAATTATGAGGAGAAATTCCTAGTATGAAAGAAGGATTTGAAACCAAAGATGGATACGCTGCTGTACCCTGGGGGAAACGGTTGGTTATTATCTACAACGGAGAACAATTGACTGATGTGAGCACCGTAAATCAAGCACAGAAGTTTATTAAAATACATAGATCCAGTCCTCAAACTGGTACAGTGTTTGTCAATTGACCCCTTTATCACTTATAATACAGTTTCAATCAAATCACAATGATTAAAACCAAACAAAAATTTGTAAATGTAATTCCTAAGAGTTCTAAGGCAAAGAATCGCTTTGTGAACATTATGAATTCATTTCACGCTTGCCTTGTAGAGCAAGAAATTGACGATATGATGTTTCTTGTTTCTCTGAATAGGCAGTATTGCTTTTGGGTTCAAAAAACTGGTAACGAACATTGGAGTATTGTAAAATGAAAAAACTGATTCTTCTTACTGCACTTTTGTTCTCTTCTCCTGTATTTGCACAGGAAGTTAAAACATATCGTCCATTTCGTTATGAAACTCCTTGTATTCTAGAGCAAGGTATTCAAACTTATCCTGATACTTGTGTAGTAGTTGAAACCCGTGAAAAAGGTGGAGCACTTCGAACTCGTAACATTTATTCCAATAAACATCGACTAACAATCAAAGGACGATTTGATAAAGAGAAAGGTTATATGACTTGGGATAGTCATAATCAATTTGAATATAAGTGGGATTATAAAGTTGGTGGTGTTCAGGAACTTGGTGTCTGGACATATGTAATGCCTGGATTCCTAGTACAAAATGTAAGTTGGGACTAATTATTAAAATTTTATAAACTGTATTAAATAGTAATAGAATAAAGGAAAGTTATGGTTGTTTTACTTTCAACCGTGATTTCTTGTTCGCAAGCCTTTGCGATAATAAACAAAATACATAGGGTTATTGGACTGACTGAGGTTCAAAAAACCGAAATCGTACAAGAAATTCGCAATGTTATCCCTAGATGTCCAGTAATTGTTGTTCAGGAGAAAAAGAAATGAGTGTATATAGATCAGCAATCGATTTAATGCTGGAAGATCTCCAAAAACATCACAGCGACATTAGAGAATTGGCAAAACATCTTGGATGTGAAAAAGAACTTGATGAGATCAAACTTGATCTTATAGAATACCTATACACTAAGAGGCCTATTCAATGACCTCATATTATACATATCTGACTATATTTTGTATTCTTGCATATTTTATTGTTACTGATCAAAGTTTCGCCAAGTACATTATAATTCTTGGTAAACAGTTGCAGATCAAGTGGGCAATTTTTTATTGGTGGTTAAAAAATAATCCTGCAAATCCAATCGTAGCATATCGAATGAAAAGAAAATCTATGAGGATGGCAGAAGAACTGATGAAAGAACTAAAAGACAAAAAGTAAACTGTCCACTACCTCTTGACTTTGTAGTCAGGAGGTTTTATAGTAGGTACATATAAATTCATACCAATGACCTACAAAGCACGACTCAAAGTTTCTTTTGACACCGAATGGACCTCTAATGGGTATGGTGTTTATGATGATGAGACACTTCCGGAAGAGCATTATACCTTTGAAATTCCTACTGAAGACCTCAACAGTATTCAATTGTTCCGCTTCTTTGGAACGATTGCTCGCACGATGGGACATTGTGAGCAAGGTATTATGAAAGGTGCTTGTGCTCTTGCATTTAATGATATGCGTAGTTTTGAGGATATGAAGAAAGTTGCTGATGAGTATGACTTGTTTCTTGCAGAAGAATATAGAAGCAAAGTCATTCCTCTGGAGAATAAGAATTATGAACTGGAAAAGCAAGTTCGTGACCTGAAAGCAAAACTTGCACGATGTGAGAATCCTGATGCTGAACAGTATCTTGATGAAGAGATTGAAGCAATGACTGCGGAGGAAGAAAATCTGAATGAGTGACACTGATCCTACAGCACCTCGGTATGAATTTATCTCATACATAAGGTGCTGTGAAAGCCTTGAGGTTAAACCATCACTTCAAAGATTTATGGCGTATCAAAGATATTTTAGGGAGATTATGGATGAAAAAATGGTTGGATAGTATCTTTAACTTTAGTTCTACAATTACTTGCTTTGATGATAACTGGGTGACTAAATCTGTTGCTGAAAAAATTGAAGAACTTGAAGAAAGAATACTTAAACTTGAGGATGAAAATATTTCATTAACTAATGAACTTTATCGTCTCGAAAACTCTTTAGATGCTCGTGTTGATATGCTTGTAATAGAGAATCATATCAATAAAACTATTGACTAATTGAAATTTCATTGGTAAAATTAAAAAAAAATTCATCAACATCAATGGACTACAAAAAATATTCGCTTGAAAATCTTGAGAATTGGCTAAACGATGCAATGTCTGCGAGTGGAGCAACACCGCAGGAGATTTATGATGTAATTGTTGGTGTGGTAAAAGAAAGTTATTATTATCATAAAGATCAAGCAAGTCGTGCAAATGAACTTCTTGGACTTTTGAATAGTGGTGTTGACAATAACAAGTATGATGATTATTTAAATAAAATCTTGAGTTGTGATGCGAATAATTCTTCACCCGAATGCCAAGATGCTTGGAGTGACTTTTGGGAATCAAGTCACGAAGAATATTTGAGAGTTAACAATGACAAAGTTGTAAAGTGGCAACTTTCTACTCAAGTTGATGGATTGACTGGAGATTGTTATATTGAGTTGCCTGATGATTTACTTCAAATTGCCGGACTTAAAGAGGGTGATACTGTAGAATGGATTGATCGCAATGATGGTAGTTTTGAAATGAGGAAAGTAAATGGCTCTAAGTAAATCTGTAGAAGAAAGTCTAAAGGAAGCAGAACAAAGTCTAAGAAATGCTTTGGCATTCGCAGCTCGTCAAGAACGACCAGTAGTTTGCACAACAATTTCTAAAGTCATTCAAGAGATCGAAGCACTTCAAAGTCTCGATAGTTTAATGGATAAACTTGAGAATCGTATTCACGGTGATTCTGGTGGATTTGATACATTTTTTAATTCATAAAGAACTGTAACAACACTCCGAAAACAATGTTAAGGAACCATCACATAGGTATACATAGTGGTATAATTAACTTATATTCAATGAGAAATCTATGACACAAGCAAGATCAGGCGGTCCTAATCTAACACAAGAAGAATGGGATGAACTGATTGCCCTCAAAGAAGCAATTAAATATGATCCAGCATCAGTTCATTTTGAAAAGATGGAAAGGTTTACTGATCTTATGGTAAGATCTCTTGAAGGTAAAGGAGATCCTACTCCAGTTAAATAAGTGGCACAGGAGAAGTTGCACAGATTTCTCCTTTTTGCTATATTATAAAAATAGTCTCACACAAAATGAAAGCAGTCATCACCGCTATAATTGCTGCAGGAATTCTTGTTCCTACTTCAGCAGTTGCACAGCAAACAAATTACTATCAAGTTTGTAAGACATATCAAGAAAATTACGTTCCTGGTTATTATGACCAGTATGGAAATTATATTCCTGGTTATGTAAATCGTGTTAGTTATACTACCTCTTGTGGTTCTGGAGGTCCTGTAACATATCAACAACCAACTTATAATCGTAGGATTTGTAATCCTGCCGCTGGTGCAGCTATGGGTGCTGGTCTTGCAAGTGCTCTATCTGGTGGTTCTGGATGGCAAAATAGTGGCAGTTGGAATCGTAAATATAACCGAAACAGTTCATCTGGAAGTTGGTCTAACTCTTATAAAAATACTAGCGGTTGGACTTTATTTGGTGCTGGGCTCGGAGCACTTATGTATAGTTGCTGAGACAGTTCTCAAACTGGCACACGGGGGGATCTCAGGGCACTGGGGACCCCTTATAATATATGAGTAATCGACAGACGCCCCAATGGCAACTCGTGCTCGCATCGGTCTTGAACTCAAAGATGGTTCTATTCTGTCTGTCTATCACCACTGGGACGGTTATCCTGAGTGGTTGGGTCGCATCCTGAAGACTCATTACAATGCACGTTCTCTTGCTGAAGAACTGATTGATGGTGGCGATATGAGTTCTTGCTGGACTGATTCTCGCTGGGATGATAGTGCAGTTAAGGGTGTTTATGGACCTGAGTATTATTCTCAGCGTGGTGAAGATTGTCCTCCGCGTCTTGATGCTGACCTTTGTGAGTATCTGCTTTCCATCAATGCCGAAGAGTATCACTATCTCTTCCGTAATGGTAAGTGGGTTTGCTATGAAATCAATTCACTTGGTCTCGAACTTCCCAAAATTGTTGAAATTCCCTCTGGAGCACTTGCAGTATGACAGAAGATCTTTACACAATTGAAGAATTTTGCACCGTTGGATGGACTCCTATTGCATCTAAACTGACAAAGCCGCAAGCAACTGAGCGTATTGAATCTCTTATCAATGAAGGTTACAATCCAAATCGCCTGAGGGTAATCCGTGAACAGTAGGCACATTTCTTACATCTTTTTCGCTCTTATTGCAATTCTTGGATGGAATGTCTTTCTAATCCAGCGTGATGATGCAATGTATAAAGCACACTATCGTCAACAAGCAATGGAGAACCTAAAGAAACCTCCAAGTATTGAAATCAAATGACATTAGCAGTCGGAATCTTTATCTACCTTATGTTGGTAGCACTTGTTTCTCTGCTACTTACATATTATTACAAAGTTATTCATCCAAGAGATGAGGCAAAATGGACCAACAAACCAAACTAATCTTTGCACTGATGCAAGTTGACAACCTTACCAACTTGTTGGAGGACAATGAGTATCAAAAGTTTCTTTATGGACGCCTCATTTCAGTTCGTTGCGAACTTCAAAGACAGTTGACCAATTTCCAATACACTGCTAAAATCAAGGAGTAATTTACAAAAACAAATGAAATATCTGTACATCGTTGACTACTGGGTTCCTTTTCCCTCTTCTGAGTATGGTGGCGTAATCAATGTCATTTCTGAAAATGATGTTGAGTGTCACGATATTTTGAGAGACTCAGATGACTATGATGACCGATATGAGAGTAAAATTATGGAGCGCGTAGTTGCTGCCCCTCGCTTTGCTCTTGTGGATGAAGAAGAATCCCGTATTGTTGAATCTTTTACGACCTGATTATGAGTTCTCAACCTAACGTTCAACACGCTGGCAATATGCTGACAAATCTCAAAAAAATGCATCAAGATAAAATTGAAGAATTGTATCGAATGATTGAGTCTCTCCAAGAAGAGATTAGAATTATTAAAGAATTCGATGAACGCCTTGACGACCTTTGAGTTTCCTCACACTGCTCCTAAAGGATACAGTTATGAATTTGAAGAATTCAAACGGAATGTTGTTGGAATATGGATCCGCAATCATTACCGTTTTGATTATAACAACGGGTCTCCTGTACGTTCTATCTGGGGATTCTGGAATACAAAAACAAAATCCTACCACGCTCCAATCAATGCAAAGACAGTTGGTAGTGTAGTAGACATTAGAGACACTACACCATACTCATCAATGAAACCCAAATTGACACCACTTGAGGCTTGTTTCCAATGAATGACTTTATTAACGAAATCCGAGAGCAATCACTTGATGAGCTTGATGCTTATTGGAGTGAGAGAATGTGTGTTTTAGTGTCTGATGATCGTATTGACGACTCTGATGCGCTATATCTTGAGTTTGTTGTAGATGGTGAAGAACCTGAAGAATACATTTTTATGGAGGATCTGAGTGGTATTTGTTGAAGGAACTACAGTGTCTTACAAGCACGTTACTGGCGCAATTGCCTTTGTAAGTGAACAATCAATTTCAATTCTTGTGCATAAAGGTAAACACAGATCAAAAGATGTACGTGTTGTTGTTCCTACCTTTGAGTTTCATCTGATCACATCGCTTGAAGAAAAATGAAATATGAAGTATCATATCTAAAGCCAAAGCAAAGAGGTTATGCTAAACAGTCTGCGGTCTTTTTCAAACTTGATGATGCATTTGCCTGGCAGTCTTATGTCAAGAGTGTTGGGGCAAAAGAAATCATTGTCACGCCCAAGTGAATACCAGTGCCAAGCGTGTGATGAAGTAAAACCTTTGACTTCTGAGTATTTTCAAGCAGTCAAGAACTTCAAATACGGATACTCTACATATTGTAATGAATGCGACAAAAAAGTCTTCAAGAAAAAGGATGAAGAATAAAAAACACAGGACAATATGGAGACTCTGGTCTTATTCGCTTGGTGAAAAACACGGGAAGAATGATAAAGAAGCAGACATCATTTCAATTGTAAGAACTATCATCTTTGCAACCTATCTGATTACAAACTGTTTTATTGTTGCGGGTGTAATTAGACATTGGAATGACATAGACTACTCAAATGTTGAAAGAGTCAAATGATTTCAAAAAGAATTGATCCACAACCAGAAGTACAACCATTTCATAAAGTATTTCCTTTTGCATTAGAATGGTTCGTAAAGGATGGTAAAAGAAAACTACAGCATAATGCATACTTTCCATATGATGATTACAGAGAAAACTATGTCAAAAAACTTAAAGGAACAACAGCAATTGGAATCAAAAAATACAAAACAAAACCGAGAAATGATTGACGATTGTTTCTATGTTGAAGAGAAAAAGTATGGGTTGTGGGATTCATACGATAAAGATGGTAAGTGCATCATTACAGCACTGAATGAGGAAGAATGTGTACGAGCAACAAGGTTCTATTTGAAAGGACAGCAGGAAGGATGGCCTGACTCTAAAACTTATTCTACAAAGGATAACTATAAACTCTAACTAATTTAAAAAAAATGGAACGTTTTAGAGTAGGAGATACTGTTGCATACATTGGTGCAATAGATGAACAAGTTCACTGGGGTGCTGGTAACAACGATCCTAGGGACATTCTTACTTTAAACACTCATTACATTGTAGAACGTGTCGATGTGCATACCTGGCATACAAAGTTGACACTTCAAGGTATATCTGGTAGATTTAATTCTGTACATTTTGAAAAAGTATGACTGTAAGAACTTACACACAAAAAGATGGTACAATTTGGGAATGGGATGAAACTCAACAAATTGCCAACTATATAAAGAATCTGCACAACTCCTATGGAAATACTGACGGAGGGACACAAAGCTCTAAGAGTAAAGAGCAAGCGGATTGATAAAATAGACGATACTGTTCGTACCACTTGTGCAGCACTTGTTGACCTAATGGTTAAAAACAATGGTGTAGGACTTTCTGCTCCACAATGTGGTATTAACAAGCGTATCATTGTAATCACCGATAATCAATCAATCAAAGTTCTTATCAATCCAGAAATTATATTTCATTCTGAAGAAACTGAAATGGATGAAGAGGGATGTTTGAGTATCCCTGAGACATTCATCAAAAAGAATAGGTATAGTTCAATCACAATTAAATATCGCAACCTTGCTGGACATCCACATTTAGAGACACACAGAGGCTTGACCGCAAGGATTATACAACACGAAATTGATCATCTTGATGGGATATTAATGACTGATGAAACAACTTGATAGTGGAAAACTGATGTTTTCTGAGGGTAACAATGACGAATGTTACACTCCGTTTTACGGTGTAACTCCAATTCTCAAATACATCCCTAAAGATGCAGTTGTTTGGTGTCCATTTGATACGATTGATAGTGAGTTTGTCAAACAGATTAGTAAGCAGAATGAGGTAGTCTTTACTCATATCAATTATAATCAAGACTTTCTCACCTATGAACCTGACAACTGGGATGTAATCGTATCTAATCCACCATTTACAAACAAGCGCAAGTTCTTCGAGCGAGCATTATCATTTGAGAAACCATTTGCTCTCATTATGACTAACACTTGGTTGAATGATAGTGCTCCTAAGCAGTTGTTCAAGGATAAGGATCTGCAACTACTAATGTTTGATAAGCGGATGAAGTTTCATAGCCCTGATGGTAGACCAAACGACAAGATTACATTCAGCAGCAGTTACTATTGCTGGAACTTTCTACCAAAACAAATCATTATGGAGGAGTTGAGTGTGCCACCTTCCAAACTGGCACAACGGACCCGTAGCGAGGCAGTGCTTCCCCTATAATACTTACATACGCAACAGATGCCGATGAGCACTCCTACCATGCAAGCACAAGCACAACAAACCATCGCAGAGAATGTTCTCAAGAATACTCTGCTGCTGATTGAAGCATTGAAAGACAACTATCGTCAACACTCGATTCGTTCTCATCAGCGTTCTGTTGAGCGATTTGATGCAGTTCCTGGTTATCATCAGCGCAAGATTGATGAACTCAAGTCTGGTAAGTGCGACATTGATTATACCATCGAGACTGGTAAAAAGTATCACAAAATCATTTTTGTTGATGGTGGTGGACAACGCTCTGCTCATGCTTTCATTGACAAGAACACTGGCGAAGTGTATAAAACTGCATCATGGAAGTCTCCTGCCAAAGGTGTTCGTTATGACCTGCGATTGATTGCTGATCGTGAATACCTGCTGGAACATGCAGATTGGAGCGGGGGGTATTTATACAAATAACTCACTCTCAGTCAGTTGGAACTTTCTATGATGCTATTGGAAACTCTGGACATTATTGCACGATGACTTACACTGACATCACAAAACTTGAAAATTGTCCCGAATGTGGTGCAAATTGGGTTGAAAAACTGATTCCACAAGAATACTGGGAAAACTATTCTCCACCCTATTTTTATAGTCGTGTGATTGGTATTGAATTGCTTGGTGAAGATCGTATCAATCATTGGGTGTGCCCTGATTGTAACCACAAGTTTCCCCGATGACTTACTCTAACCTCTCAAAGATTCGTCCTAAACTGAGAACAACTGGGCGTGTGTCTGGTAACTTCGGCAAGAGCAAAGTTGTCGCAGGTTCATCACTCAATGACATCGGTGGTGATGGTAACATAGGTGCCACACAAGATGAATACCTGAAACGATTGTATCTTGCTTTTGATAACACTACCGACCCTAAACTTCGACATTTTCTGCATCAGGAAGTCCGCAAAATCTACATTCAAAGAGGAACTTGGTAATGGCAACTTGGAGAGCAGAAGTATTTGCAAACTCTCGGGTTGGTCGCATCAACACTGAGGTTGAAGCTGCAACATTCTCTGGAGCAAAGGAACAGATCTATGCAAAGCACGGTGATGTTCAACAAATTGTAAATCTACGCCAAGTAAGTTCTGGTGGTTCATCAGGTTCTTCTTTTGACCTTGATGGAACTGTATGGTTAATTGCTATTCTTGTTGGACTCTGGTTGATTGTAGAATACTGGTGGATTATAGTTCCTGTTAGTATCTTAGGTGGTATTCTTTACTACTTGGGCACCAGGGACTGACAGTTCAATAAGTGGCACACAGGGGACTCCACAGGTCTCTTGTGTGCTCTATAATATAGAGGTAATCAGGGGAACCACAATGACAGCACTCGCTCAGACCCCTCAACTGACCAGCAAGGATGGTAATATGATCGTGGACTTCTACCCTATCAAAACTCCTTATGGTGATATTTCACAAGAGTGGTATCTGAAAGTTCTGACCTTCAAGGCTGCTGGAAATCAAATGTCTAAGAAGTGTCTGAATCGTATTGAGATGCTTCGGGAGATTCGGGAACGTGTTGCTATTGGTTACACTGAGACCCGTGACAATTCTAATCTTCCTCAACTTGCAAACCCTATGTACGGAGCGTGCTGATTATGAAAACCTACCGCGTTGGGTTCAAATGGAAAGATGGTTCTGAGTATTATGTCGCAATGAAATGCACAGGTACTCCTACTGAAGTTTCTAAGGAACTTCTGGATCAGGACAAAACAGGTAATTTAGTTGCTGTCTACGTTAAACCAGTTCACAAATGAAAGGATTTCTGTTTGGTTTCATTCTTGGAGTTGCATCTGCAACCGTTGGATTCTCTGGACTTGCTCCAATGTTAGATCGCGGAGTTCACACAATTCAAGAGACAACAGAGAGTCTGACGCATAAGTAATAACAATGAAAGAGTTCAATTATGCCCTGGACTATAAAGTTCTGGACTTTACACTTCCAGAGAATCGCAAACTTTATCGCATTGGAAGGGGTGAGCAAGGAGTTTTATTGGTTCGCCCTTATACAGACGATATTTGTAAGCATTGGAGATTTGTAAATGAATCTGTGGCTCGCAAATCTGCTGATAAAATATACAGAATGTTCTGTGATTATAAATCCTCTGGAGACTTCATTGGTATGGACATGTCACGGAAATTTCTTGAAATGGGTTTTACACGCGCCCGCAGGTATGCAAATCATCCTGATGGAAAAAAGTATGCTAGTGATGGTTCCGTTAAACCCCAGTCGCCAGTCGCACTACATTGTGTCAAAGCGAGATCGGCAACAATCTTCAAAGAAGTAAGAGATAAGGCAGCATATGACCCAGAGTATGTTATAATGAGAAAGAAATGGAGAGCAGCAGAATGAACCTGATCAACTTTAAGCATCGTGAAGACTTTGGACACGAATGGTATGTTCAGGTTCTTAATGTAAAAGGATGGAGTTTACTTCAAGCATCTGTAAGTTGGAATGATTATCCATCTTGGCCTTATATTCAAATTAAATCTGGTTCTGGTTCTACTTTGAGTATTTTATTCTGGGTTTATAAATTCGGTTTTGATATTGGTATTCTTGAACGCACTTGGAAATGGGACTATAGGGAGGAGTTGGATGAGCAAGAAACTGAACCTAAAATAGAGTTTTATAAAAAATGATAGGAAATCCAGATGATATTATACTCATAAGTCCATCAAAGATGTTTGAGTATGAAAAATTAGCAAGAAATATTGATAATTGTGAGAATG